TAAAAATGTTTTAAAATTTTTCATTATAGTTATTATACCACAGTTTTCTTTAAAAGTAAAGGATTAATTTCGATAAATTTTTTGAATATAATCCTCGAACTGTTCTACTTTTTCTAATCGGTTTGGCCAGAGAATATATTCTTTCTCTGGATTCTTTTTTAAATTTGTTAATAATGGAATGATAGCATTGTATAGCTTGTCTATTTTTTCTTGAGTGTTAAGTGCTGATGCGCCAAGAGTTTCTGCTTGTGTTGCTGCCTTTTGAACAGCTTCAAGTTCATTTTCATCTACAGCAGTAAAACCAAAATCAAAATCTAAATCGTCTGTCATTCAGCTAATGCTCTCATTCTTTTAACTAGTCTACCAGCTCTATTTGGAACTTGTCTATACCAGTTTGAGTCAATCATCTCGTCTGCAGCTGCATTCCAATCACGAGAATCTACGCCACGCTTCATACCTTTAAACTGTTTAAGTCTTGGACGACCCATATTAAACATCATATTTGCAATAATTAATTGGCATTCTTCTGGAAGTTCATCAAAGTCTGGGTATAATACTTCACAATCGGCAATCACTGTTGTAACATCTTTATCAAATGCCTCTGCAACTCTATCTTCTGAGACAGGTGTTCCAACCTCTTGTCCATATTCTGGATCAGTATCGATAACCAGATGGCCAATCCCAAAAGTAGGATAGCCGAGATGATCATTATATATTTCATACTTTACTCCTTCATCAACTTCAAGTTCTTTTCTTAATTGATCTATATTCATCTTGTATCCTCCTATAAATTTCTATTTATAATAAAAAAGGCGGGAACTGGCCCGCCTCTTTATGCTTTAACACTTAATTAGAAAGTAATCTTAGCACCAACAGTTGATTCTGTACGTACAAAATCAGTGTCGAAATCGTTCTTTAGGTATAAACTAACAGTGTCAGCTACACCATAAGAAATATCTAGATCAGCACCTTCGTGATTCATATTGAGATCATTTGTTGTACTGTTCCAGTTAATTTGACCAGTAACACTTAAGTCACCAAATTTTGTAGTGGTTCCAATAAAAGTGTTATTGATCTTTGCCTCAGTTTCACGCTCAACACCAAAGTAAGGTGTGAATGTTGAAGCAGGCTTATTTACTTCTGCAAAACCAGCAGAAGCTATGACGCTAATTACGCCAGCTAAGATTAAAGTTTTCATCTTTACTTTCCTTATTAGTTAGCATTTGTTTTTTTAAGATAAGTAGTCGTTTTCTTCTTCAGTATAGGGCCACATTACTTTTTACCGTAATATTCTTCTATAGCTTTATCATTCATCTCTTGAAGAATTTGTTTAAATTCTTTATTCTGATGAAAACCTAAAGAACACAATTCTTGTGCAACTCTTTTATTAGCAGACATTTGCAATCCGAATTGAATTTTCTTAAGTGATTTTTTAAAGAAAGACGACACTGCGTCACAAAAACTGCATGCGTATGCAGTGATTTCCATAGTTGTCATTATTGACTCCTCGTTTAATTTACGTTATGTTAATTGTACGAGGCTGCTTTTCTTTCGGTAGAACCACTTCTAAATTGACAGTTAGTATTCCATCCGTTAGATCTGCACCAGTTACTTCGGTATATTCCGACAGTCTGAATGACTTAGCAAATTTACGTGCACTAATTCCTTTGTGTACGTAAGCATCTGCTTCTCTACGTTTATCTCTATTTCCTTCGATGGTCAGGATATGTTCCTTCACCTTAATTTCAATGTCTTTTTTCTTGAAGCCGGCTACAGCCATTTCGATAACATATTTGTTATCTTCTTCTCTTACGACATTGTGTGGTGGGTAACCATCGTTTGCATGCATATGTATGTCTTGCAATGCATCGAAAATGTGATCAAAACCTAAAAAAGCGTTCCTTGGGAAAACAAAGTTTCCAGTCATAGTATCCTCCTATTAAGCAAGGTTGTTGTACGGACCCGAACCATTCGGCATCCTATATTATATATAGTATTTTTTTTTCTAATTTAAACCAGTAACGTTAAATTTTTTTTCATAAGCTTCTTCAAATGCTTCTTCTCGTATCCACATCTCTTGGTTGTACCAACAGCGCTTAAAATAGTTATCATAACAATCAAGTGCTGTTTTTTGACTACAATTAAGATGTCCTTTAATAAAAAAGAACATTCTATAAGCTTCTTTAATTTTGTTTTGTTCCATTACCAATATTGTATTTCGGACACAATTCCCATTGATCTTTATCCTTAAAGGAAATTATTTTAATTTGTCTTAAAGGTGCTATTGGTTGTAGTTGTTCTTTATTTTCTACTGTTAATAATCCCCAATCGCTCATAAGTGTTGCTATAGTGTTTCTACGCCCCACATCATTCTCTTCAAGATTAGATTTTTTACCATCTAATAAAAAGAGTTCTTTAAAATGTACAATAAAATATCTTCCTTGTTTGTGTAGTATATGGCATGATTGATATAACTTATTATCTTTACGTGATGCCACACCTATACGAGTAAGTGTTTCTTTGATCTTAAGAAAATCGTCCGGCTCATTAAGTGTAACCTCTAGCATATTCGCCGGGTTCCATTCTACGATATTATTTTCTTCCACCTTTAGCCACCTTATTTTTCAATTCGTTTATATTATCAGTGGATAGGATTGTTAAAACTTGGCGGGCTTTTTCATTACTATAGCCATAATACTGTTTAACTACATCCAAATCACTAATTTGTTCAGGTTTGAACCATTTAGAAAACCTTTTACGCTTTCTAATTATATTTATAAAAAAATCAAATTGAAGGCGGTTATCAATATGATGATTACGGTTCATTTCATTTGCAGCTAAAACAGTATCTGGGAAGTATGATAACTGTCGATTTACCATGTAAGATGAATATGCTTTTTCTGTGATATCATCTATCATAATATTTTTCTTAGTGTAATTTATTGCATTACAATATTCAAAAGGATTCATAAACCTGGATCTTTCTTTACTGGATTTCTTGTCCATTCATGCTCATCTGGATTATTTCGACGCCACTCTTTTTCTTTGTAACGTGTATATAAGCTATGACATACAACATACATTACACCAAGAGAAACTATTATTGATAGTGCTTCTATTATCATGAGTTTACGCTGTTCTTAGTGTTTGCCAATTTTCAACACCACCGACATAACTTTCGTAATCGATTTCATTTTCAATATGTCTCTTAGTAAGATCTAGAGTTGGAAGTTTATTTAAGTGTGTATCATTCCAATAGAGTTGAGGAACTGTTTTGTGTCCTTCACTTTTTAAAAAATCTTTAGCAAATAAATCATAACTCACATTGACTTCTCTATAATCATAATTCCAATCTGAAAGTTTTTTCTTTAAAACTTTACAATAGTGACAATCATCTTGAGTATACAAAGTTAATTTAATTGAACTGGACATCTGACATTACCTCCGTTAAACATGCTACTACATTAAGTTCGTGATCAGCTACAAATGCATTTTTATATTGATAATCTGCAAGTAAAAGTACAAGTTGTGGTATTGATTGTGGTGCAACTTTATCTGTCATCCTATCGTATATAGCTCTAAAAATAGCGCTTGCATCTGTATCTATATTGTTTACTACCCAAGAACGCATACTTTTAAAATTTTTATTTTTTAAATGAGAGAATAAATCATCAAAGTTTTTATCTTGTAAATTTGAAACAATTCCTGAATCAATTTTTCCATTGACAGCGTATCTTTGTAATTCATTTAATACTCTACGCCAATCGGGTGCAAACTTCATTATTAGTTCTGCAACTGGTTTAGCATCATATTTAACTTGTTCATTATCTAATATTGTCTTACATCTATCCATGAATGATTCACATAATTCAATCATAGATTTTTTAGATGTATTGAATTCATATACACCACATCTTGAATGTAGTGGTTCGATTATTCTATTCTTAAAATTACATGTAAGAATAAATCTACAGTTTCTAGAAAACTCTTCAATAAATCCACGCAATGCTGGTTGTGTTGATTGTGGATTTAAATAGTCAGCTTCATCGAGTATCACAACTTTGTAGCCACCTTGAAGTGAAACAGATGATGCAAATTGTTTTATCTTGGTTCTTAACGTATCAATGTTACCTTCCTCAGAACCATTAATAAGAATATAATCGCAACCGAGCTCATTACATAGAGCTCGTGCGACTGTAGTCTTACCTAAACCAGCTGTGCCAGTAAATAGCATATTAGGAAGTTCTTTACTGTCAACTATTTTTTGGAAGGTTTGTTTTAAAGTTTGAGGTAAGACTACATCTGATATAGACTTAGGTCTATATTTTTCAACCCAAAGGAAATCTACACTCATTTCTTAGTTTTAACCTTAACTTCTTCAAGTTGTTCACTTTTATCATTCATGGCATCTTCTTGTTGAAGTGCTTCACTAATTTGAATGATTTGAATACATTGATCTCTGAGACCACCAATGGTGGAAAGCTCTTCACCTTTGAATCCACCTCTTTGAGTTACAGCGTCTATTACAGCTACTGTACTTCTACTTGCTTTATTAGCAAGATCTTTAAGTTGAGTTAAATTATCTGACATGTCATTATGCTCCGTATGTTGAAGTTTTTTCGAGTGCAATCCAATATTTTAAAGGTATTTCTTTATGTTTAAATTGCGTTATTAATTTAGAAGATATTTCTACATCATAATCTCCTGGAAGAATTTTAAGATTAGAAATACTTATGATGAAATTAAATACAGCGTCCTGTTTAAAATCACCATCAATATCAATTGAAAAAGCATTTGATGTTACATTTTGACTTTCAACAATAGAAAGACTTAATACACCGTTATTTGCTTTTATTGATACTTCGCTATGACCAAGTGTTGATGCAGCTTTTTTTAACTTGTTAAGAGTTTCATTATCTAATGTAAACTTAACATCTCCGTCAGGCATGCTCACATCTTTTGCAGGTGACGTTAATGTTTCTTCTGCAGCATAGAAATATTTTACTTTAGATCTACCTGATGAATCAGAAACAGTAACAAAGTCATCTTCAAATTTTAGTGTTGGAGTATCGACTAATCCCATTACTCCAATGAATTCGCTTAAATCGTAAATGCCGAAATCTTTTTCGAAGTTTTCGGTAACATCGGCAGTTGCTACCACATTTCGTGCTTCGCTAATAGTCTTAATATTCGATCCAGATTTAATCAATAAATTTTGATTTATTCCTGAAAAGTTTCTTAAGATCTGTAGAGTGTTTTCACTTAATTCCATAATGAACCTTCCTTTTTAATTTTATAATATATTATACACCATTTTTTAGTAAAAGTAAACATTTAATTTTTAATCTTAGAGAAATTTCTATCTTTTACAAATTCAATTTTCGACTCAAATTTTCCATCAAGTATATCACCCTTATGAGATATAATAAAAGTATTACTACCTTCATCGAGAGTATATAATATCTTAAGTAGATTTTCGATTCCATCATGGTCAAGAGAAGAATCGAATGTTTCGTCGAGTACCAGTAGGTTAGTAGCTACTGAGTTTTTCATCTTTGCTATTTGTCTCCACGTAAATAGTAAAGATAAATCAATTCTTTGTTTTTCACCTTCGCTAAATGAATCATACGTAAAAGCATCTCTATGTCTAGATCTTATAGTTTCATTAAAGTTTTCATCTAAATTAAAATGAACAAAGAAATCTAGTGTTTGTAGATATTGATTAACAAGTTTATTAATTACTGGTAAGTATTGTTTTATTATTTTTGTTTTAATACCAGTATCTCTTAGCATCTCGGCTATAACACCATTATATCCAAACTGCTCATTAAGTCTTAATTTTTCTTCGAATAAACTTTCTTTATCGCTATTCATTTTTTCTAAATCTTTTTTAGCACCAGTTAAATCGGCCGCAACTTCACTTTCTAAATATTTTTGTAAATCTTGATTGCTTTGATTTAAAGATACAATTTCTCTATTGTTTACATTGATAGTATCAGTCTTCTTTCTTATACTAGCAATTACGTCTTCCAATGAAGAAATCTTAGCATCAATTAATGCCCCACTATTTTCTACTGTACTTAAAGAAGTTTGAACTTGATAAGCTTCATTCTTTGTTTCAGTTATAAGTTTGTCTTTATTTTGAATAGGTTGTTCACACGTAGGACATTCATCATTTTTCTCTAAGAACATACCACGTTTTGCTATGGTTTTCATTTCCTGCTTTATAGTAGCAACATCACTTATAATTTTATTTTTTTCTGTTTGTAGTTTCTTTAATTCATCACTAGCAGTGTTTGACTCAAGTTCTTTACTTAGTTCACTATTTTCATTTTGTAAGATGTTTATTTTTTCTTGAGCTTTTTTAATTTGCTTTTCATATTTACTTCTGTTTTCTTGAGTAACTGCTGCAATATCACGTATATATTTTGTTTGTTGTTCTATTTTACTTTTAACAATATTAGTATCATTGTTTATTTTATTAATATTTTCTTTAAGTATAGAATTTCTTTCTCTTAATATGATATTCATTTTTGAAAATATATTAATATCCAGAAGATCCTCGATAACATTTCTACGGTGGCCAGCATTAAGCTGCATAAAAGGGATAAAAGATGACGAACCTAATACTACCACTTGATGAAAACTTTTATGATTAAGTTTTAAAATATTTTGTTCAAGGATCTTCTGGTATTCTAAAGAATGCGATGATTGATTAATCATGCTTCCATCTTTCCATATTTCAAAAATATTAGGCCTTATGCCTCTTACAATTTTAAATTGAGCTTTGCCTATAGTAAACTCAACTTCAACAACTGCTTGTTTTTGATTTATAGAATTTACAAGTTGGCTCTTACTTATCTTACGATGAGGTTTGCCAAACAATGCAAATGATATGGCATCAAGTATTGTTGATTTACCTGCGCCATTATGGCCAACTATAAGAGTTGATTTATGTTTATCTAGTGGTATTTCAGTAAAGTAATTACCAGAAGATAAAAAGTTTTTATACTTAATAGATTTAAAAATTATCATGCTATTTCAAGTGCCTGTGCTTCAGTCATTAATTCTCTCATTTGAAGTTTAATTTTATCTTTATCCAAATCAGTATCTACTGCTTCAATATAAGTATCAACTATTTCAACTGTATCTTCAAAACTCATGTCTTCGTCTTCAACATTCTCACCCATAAACTCATTAAAGTTTTCTGCAATCTTTAATTCATAAACATCTTGATTTTGAATGTTATCAATAAATCTGTCAAATGTAAATGGATCAGATTTTTCTGCCACTACAACTTTAACAAATTTTTTAGATAAATTTTTACTATAGTTATTATAATCTATTTCTTTGTCATTGTACACAATTTTTTCAAATAAAGTGTAATTATTTCTTATTTTTTCTATCTGTCTTGTTTCAGTATCAAGTATATGAAAATATTTTGGATCATGTGCATCTGACCAATAAAATTCCATAGGGTTACCAAGGTACCATATATTGTCTTTTTTAGATGCTGTATGATAATGTCCTGATAATACTTGTTCGAATTTTTTAAACAACTTAGGATCCATACCACTATGAGCCATAATGCCTCTTCCCATTTCAAAGTTAGCCAATTCAAGGTGTGCACCTAACCAATCAGCTTTGCAGTCTCTTATAAAGTTCATAGATTGTTCATAGTTATCTGCGCATATCCACGGAAGAAGACCCATACTCAATGATCCGTATTGCATAACAGTTGGCTCCATAACAATATGGATTTCATTCATATAATGTCCTAGACATTCTTTTAATGCATTAAGTTCATTTGTATTTTTATAATAAGTATCGTGATTCCCTGGTATAATATCCATAGTCATATTATGTTTTCTTAATTGATCTAGGAACACTCTTCTATTCTGATTAAGAGCTTTAAAATTTACAAACTTACGATGATCATAATAATCACCTAGATGTACTATTTGTTTTATACCACGCTTTTCACATTCTGGAAAAAATATATTTGTATAAAAATCTTCAGCATTATCTAAAAAAACTTCAGATGAATTTCTAATACCGCAATGTGTATCAGTCAATATAGCTATTTTCATTACATAAACTCACTTAAATCTGAATCTGCTATTTTAATTTTTCGTTTCTTTTTTTCTTTTTTAACTATTTCTTTAATTTCTTGATCTGTATTTCGTACTCTTTGAATTCTGTCTCTTAATGTATCTACAAAATGTGTAGCTGTATCAGTGGCCACACCTTCTGTTCCTACATCAATAAAGCTATCAATACCAGATTTAGTTAAGTACTTCATTTTTATTTCTTGTTGTTTTTTTTCTTTTGTTATTCTTCTTAAGAATG